TAATGGATCGGATGAAGGACGCTTTCTTGACACGGTTCGGACGAACGCGAAGAACTTCGCATCTACCGTCTCTCTTACAAGCGAGTCGAAACATAAAGTTATCATCATTGACGAAGCAGACAATACCACTTCCGATGTACAGCTCCTTCTCAGAGCGAGTATTGAGGAGTTCTCCGGAAACTGCAGGTTTATCTTTACGTGTAACTACAAAAACAAAATTATCGAGCCTTTACATAGTAGGTGTTCTGTTATTGACTTCAATGTTAGTAAAAAAGACAAACCGGCAATAGCAGCACAATTCTTTTCACGCATCAATCAGATTCTTGAAACAGAAAAAGTTGAGAGTGATAAGAAAGTGATTGCTGAATTAATCAACAAACATTTTCCAGATTGGAGAAGAGTGTTAAATGAGTGTCAGAGATACTCAGTAAGTGGTAAAATAGATAGTGGAATTTTAGTAACCTTTTCAGATGTATCAGTAGATGAACTTACGAAGAACCTCAAAGAGAAAAACTTTTCGGCGGTACGTAAATGGACGGTCGATAACTTGGATAACGATCCTGCTGTATTGTTGCGTCGTATTTACGATGCTTTGTATAGCACCCTTAACAACTCTAGCATTCCTGCTGCTGTGCTCATTATTGCTCGTTATCAGTATCAAATTGCCTTCGTAGCAGATCAAGAAATAAATCTCTTAGCAGCATTAACTGAAATTATGGTGGAGTGTGAATTCAAATGAAAAACATGTCAAAATTAAAACATCAAGTGAAATCAAATAAGTATTATCTTTTCTGGGGTGCTGCAACAATCGCAGTGATGGCAGGACAAATCTATGTTGGTAATGGTTATCGTGGTATGTCACAATCTGTAAAGGATCTTACTGAAATGATTGAGATTCAGATTGAACTTGAGGAGATGAGAGGGAGAAATGGGTTCGTCTATTAAATCTCTCAAAACACCACTTCGTTATCCTGGTGGCAAGTCTCGTGCTTGTACGAAGATGGATCAGCACCTACCAGATCTCAGAGATTACACTGAGTTTAGAGAACCATTTCTTGGTGGTGGGAGTGTTGCACTTCACATATCAAAGAAGTATCCTCATCTTAAAATTAATGTTAATGATTTGTATGAACCACTTGTTAATTTCTGGGTACAACTTCAACAGTTTGGAACAGATTTAACAAATCAATTAAGGGATTATAAATTAACACATCCAAATCCAGACTCAGCAAGAGAATTATTTTTAGAATCAAAAGAAAGAATCAATGATCAAAAATTTGATTCATTAGAAAGAGCGTGTGCATTTTATATTGTAAACAAATGTTCTTTCAGTGGTTTAACTGAGAGTTCATCTTTTTCAAAACAGGCATCCGATTCAAACTTTTCATTAAGGGGAATTGAAAAACTACCTGAGTATTCTTCTTTAATTTCTGGTTGGCATATCAATGGATACTCATACGAATACTTGATGGAGAATGATATACATGATGGAATCTTTATGTATCTTGATCCACCATATGATATTAAGGATAATTTGTATGGCAAGAAAGGTTCAATGCATAAGGGATTTGATCATGATAAATTTGCAGAGGATTGTGATCATGCTTGGTCAAATAAGATTGATATGATGGTAAGTTACAATTCAAGTCAACTTATCAGAGATAGATTCAATAACTGGAACGCAGTTGAATTTGATCATACTTACACAATGAGATCTGTTGGTGAGTATATGCGTGAACAGCAACAAAGGAAAGAATTATTGTTATTAAATTATGACAAACAACCCAAAATAAAATTTAGTTTTGATGGGTGTTATAATTATAATAAGTTAAAAACAGAGGGTTTAGTCAAATGAAACAAGAACCAAATGATCTTTGGGAAGATATGGACAGACTCAATACTCTCTATGAAGAGTTGTGTTGGGATATTGATGACTATCTAGAATTTGTTCCAGATTATAAGAATAATCGAATCTTAATTGTAAATCGAACTATGGAGAATGAGAGTGGCTGAATTGAAGGATTGGTTAAATTCAATCAATCAAACAAAAAAGAATTTGATTGATGAAGACCCTAGTATTGAAAAGAATTATCCTCCGTATATTATTAATCGTTGTTTGTCTGGACATCTAGATGCAGTGATGTTTGCCAATGAAATGAATATGTATTCTTTTTTACCAAAGAAGATGCAATATGACTTTTTTATAAATATTCTGAGAACTAAGAGAAGATTTTCCCCTTGGATTCGAAAGGATTTAGTTGATAATCTTGATTGTGTAAAGCGTTACTATGGTTATAGTAATGAAAAAGCAAAGCAAGCATTGAAAATCTTATCAAAGGAACAACTTGATTTTATTAAATCTAAATTTGATATTGGAGGAACATGACTTTTGTTCAAGAACCTGAGGTGAAGTGGTCACCAGACCAGATGGTCGAAGTGCTTTTAAATGAACCAGATGACTTTTTGAAGGTTCGTGAGACACTCACAAGAATTGGAGTGGCATCCCGCAAGGAAAAGAAAATTTATCAATCTTGTCATATTCTGCATAAACAAGGTAGATATTTCTTAGTGCATTTTAAGGAATTATTTGCGTTAGATGGTAAGCATGCAAATCTAACACAAAACGATATTCAGAGACGTAATCGTATCGTACAGTTACTCGTTGATTGGGGATTAATAGGAATTGTAGATGTTGTAAAGATAAAAGACATCGCACCCCTAAATCAAATCAAAGTATTAGCATATAAAGATAAAGGTGACTGGATACTGGAAACGAAGTATAATATAGGTAGTAAAAAGAAAAAAGTTGAAGAATCGTAATTTATTTTTTTCCATAAAAGGAGGTCAAAATGAATGGTAGATTAGACAAGGTTGCTATGACCAATAAACTCATGCAACTTAAAAGAGAATTGCATTATAAATGTGAGATTGGTGAGAAAGGAGAATGGGAGTGTAAAGGAGCAAATGATTATCTTAATAGAGTATTTGACGTATTAGATGAATATTGGCAATAGACCGAACAAGATGTTAGAGTATTCCGTATTGTGTAACTAATCGGTATTTGGTTAAATAGTAGTGTCGCCTTCGGGGACAACAATTTACACTCGCTTACTAAGGAGAACTATGAACTCACTACAAAGGTATCACTCTGCAAACTTACCAGAGTTGATGAAAATAATTTCAAAGAACGGTATAGGTATGGATGATTACCTCGACCGCTTTTTTAATTCTTTTGAAACCACAACAAACTATCCACCTTACAATTTAATTCATGTAAATAATGTTGAATCTGTGCTTGAAATCGCACTAGCAGGATTTACGAAAGATGAAATTAATGTTTATACTGAGTATGGAAAACTCACAGTGGAAGGAAACAAAGAGAATAATAAAGAGGCATCATCCCAGTATGTCCATCAAGGACTGGCTCAAAGATCTTTCAACAGAACCTGGTCACTATCAGAAGATATTGAAGTCAGAGAGGTTCAATTCAAAGATGGATTACTTACCGTTAAGTTGGGTAAAATAGTCCCAGATCATCATGCAAGGAAAGATTATCTTTAATGGTTAAGGGATACGATTTATTTGGAGATCATGGAAGAAACTTGCCCACTCCTCACGGAAGTGGTGCAAGACCCATGTATGCTGACATGGGTAAGTCGTGTAGACCAGATCCAAATCGTAAGATTGAATACCCTCATGTCGTTGCTCTGTTTACTCTTGACTCACACAACACCAGTTATTTTTTCAAGAGAGAAGATGGCACATACTACTGGTTACATGTTCGTAAAGGAAAAGATGATGTATATGTAGATGCTGATGAATTGCAATTAGATCTTCTAGGTAATGATCCGATTCTAAGCACCGAGTACATTATGAAAGCACTTTACTAGGGTTCTTGACGAACCCTTTTTTTGTGGTATAATATAAGAGTCAGAGAAATACTGACTGCGGTGATCCCCTTTGGTAGGTTCAGGATTAGCGGCGATAGGAATCTACCATCTTATTAATATTGTTATGTCTATTAAAGTTGCATTATTAAAATCAGGAGAATCTGTAATCGCAGACATTAAGGAATTAGTGTCTGATGATGATGTTTGTGGATATCTATTTGAAAATCCAAATATCATAAACTATCTGGAACCAGAGTTATTAGTTGAGCAGACAGAAACAAGTAAAATGAAGATATCATTGATTCCTTGGATACTAATTACATCAGATACTAAAATTCCTGTTAGGTCTGATTGGGTGATTACAATGGTCGAACCAATAGAAGATGTTAAAAAAATTTATGAGGAAAAAATAAATGAGTCAAATCAAGATAATACTGCTAACAAACAACAAAGTCTTAGTGAGTGAGATTGAAGAGGTAGGAGCAGAGGTTGGAGAACCAGATTGTAAACTTACCAATCCTGTTGTTTTAACTACAACAGAAGATAAAATTACAGTTGAAGAGGGAAAAGTTGTTCTTACAATATGGTTACAAAATTTTACAAGAACCAATGAATTTATGATATCCTCTGATAAGATATTAACAATCGCAGATCCAAATACTGGTATACTTGAAAAATATGGAGATCTTATTAAGAAGTATAGAAAATGAGATTTTACACTAATGTTCAAATGGTTGGAGACAACTTTTTAGTTCGTGGTTATGAAAATGGTAAACATTTTATGACTCGTGAAAAGTTTTATCCAACTCTTTTTGTGCCATCTAAAAGAAAAACAAAATACAAAACATTAGAAGGTGAGTATGTTGAGTCGGTAGATCCTGGCACCGTAAGAGATTGTCGTGAGTTTATCAAAAGATATGATGGTGTCGAAAATTTTAAGGTCTATGGTAATGACAGATATATTTACCAATACATCTCCGAGAAATATCCAGAGGAAGAGATAAGATTTGATGTAAGCAAGATTAAAATCACAACCTTAGATATTGAGGTAAAGTCAGAGAATGGTTTCCCTGATGTAGAATCTGCTGCGGAAGAAATACTACTTATATCAATACAAGATTATAATACAAAACAGATTCGTACATGGGGTCAAGGACCTTTCAATAACAAACAAGATAATGTCATTTACAAGTCATTCAATTCAGAGTATGAACTTCTAAGTGCCTTTATCAACTGGTGGATGGTTGAAGATAACACACCAGAAGTTATTACAGGATGGAACACAGAGTTGTATGATATTCCATATCTAGCACGTAGACTTGATCGTGTTCTTGGTGAGAAGTTAAAGAAGAGATTATCTCCTTGGGGTCTAGTCACTGAGGATGAGATTTATATTGCAGGTCGTAAACATATTGCATATGATGTTGGTGGCATCACACAACTTGATTATCTTAATTTGTATAAGAAGTTTACATACAAGGCACAAGAGTCATATCGTTTGGATCATATTGCAAATGTCGAACTTGGACAAAAGAAGTTAGACCACAGTGAGTTTGATACATTCAAAGATTTCTATACACAGGGTTGGCAGAAATTTGTAGAATACAACATCATTGACGTAGAACTGGTTGACCGTCTTGAAGATAAGATGAAGTTGATTGAACTTGCGATTGTGATGGCATATGACGCAAAGGCAAACTATGCAGATGTATTCTCACAAGTTCGTATGTGGGACACCATAATCTACAACTATTTGAAGAAGAGAAATATTGTTATTCCTCCAAAGGAGAGATCAAGTAAATCAGAAAAATATGCAGGTGCCTATGTGAAAGAACCAATACCTGGTAAGTATGATTGGGTGGTTTCATTTGACTTGAACTCTCTGTATCCGCATTTGATTATGCAATACAATATTTCACCAGAAACATTGATAGATCAAAGGCATCCATCAGTTACAGTTGATAAGATTCTGAATGAAGATATTACATTTGAAATGTATAAAGATACTGCTGTTTGTGCCAATGGTGCGATGTATCGAAAAGATGTTCGTGGTTTCTTACCAGAACTCATGGAGAAGATTTATAAAGATCGAACAATATATAAAAAGAAGATGTTAGAGGCAAAGCAGCAATATGAAAAGAAGAAGACGAAAACCCTTGAAAAGGAAATTGCTAGATGTAACAACATTCAGATGGCGAGGAAGATACAACTTAATTCTGCTTATGGTGCTATCGGCAATCAGTACTTTCGTTATTACAAATTAGCAAATG